CAGGGCCAAGTGCCCCTGCAGCATTTCGCGCCACTCGAAGGGGTTCTGGAACCGATTGGGCTTGCGGGCCAGAAGGCCGTAGAGCCAGTGATCGGTCACACGATCCTTGCCTCCGTCCTTGCGCTGACGGTAAACCACCACCGGAAGAGATGCCATGGTCTCCGACAGGATGCGCACACAGGCGTACACCGCCGCGAGCCGCAACGCTCCGTCAGGCGAGACGCGCATGCCTGAGGCGCTGCGCACCGACACTGGCTCAAAGTAGAAGTCCCCCCAAGGGGACCGGTCACTGCTCGAGGCTCTGAATCGATCGATGAATGTGAAAAGTCCCATTGCCTCAGAGCACCATCAACTCATAGTCGGATCCGAGCACCACCGAGTCCCCCGGTTTGATTGCCCTAGAGAGGGCCATGATCAGTGCCACGATGCCGTCTATCTTGTTTTCTGCTCGCTCCTTGCGTGGATAGATGTTGTCTTTGACGTCCAGGTGCGCCACCACGTTGCTGGCCATCCAAGCCAGTACTGGGTCGCCGTCATGGACGAGTTTCTTTTGCAGGACCAGTGCTTCGAGCGTCTTCATCGGTTCGCTGAAATTCAGTACCGTGGGTCGTACCTCGATCATGGGCAGGCCCTCAGCCAGCATCCGGGTCGAGAGCTGCGTAGCTTGGAACGGATCAAAAGCCACCGCCTGAATCTCAAAGCGCGTGGCCATATCCAGCAGGTCCGACTCGATCCAGCCAAAGTCGATCACGTTGCCCGGAGTGACGATGAGCTGCCCTGAATGCATCCAGCCGCCGTACTGGCTGTTGCCTGCGCCGTTGACTGTGTCCTCAGGCAGGTAGTACTTACCAAAGGTCACATAGGCGTCCGAAATCTCTGGATGCCGGAACACCGCCACAAGGGCGGCAATGTCAGTCTTGCTTGCCAAGTCCAGGCCAATCCAGCACGGCTGGCCTTCGAATTGCTCAATGAAAATCCCATGCTCAGAGCAGGCATCCCATGAGCGCATGTCCATCCAAGCCGTATCGGCATTCACCCATTCATTGAGGTGTTTGGTCTTGAAGTTGTTTACGGCACTGGGCAGCTGCATCGCCTTGGCCTGGAGCGGTCCTAGCACCTCGGATCTCACCGAAATTCCCCAGTTGGGGTTGGCCTTGATGAGCGACTCTTCAGTTGTCCAATCATCCCCATCGTCCAAGCCATAGATGATCCCGAACTGAGTGTCATCCTCGAACACGCCATCTAGCAACTTGGTCACGAAGGATCGGACCTCGTAGCAGATGCCAGCTCGATTGCTACCCGCCGTGGTGATGACCCACAAGAGCGAGTTGTCCCGCTTACCGGTACCGGTTTCGACCACGTCGTACACCGTTCGGGTCTTATGCGCGTGCAATTCGTCGACGCAACCAAAGTGAATGTTCAGACCGTCCAGCGTGGAGCCCTCGGCTGAGAGTGCTTCAAACTTGGACCCAGACGACAACACGTTCATGTTGTGTGCCCCGACGTTTACCGAAAATCGGTTGCGAAACCCTGGACTACGACGCGCCATGGTTTGCGCATCCCCAAACACAATACGTGCCTGGTCACGGGTGGTCGCCAGTGAATACACCTCGGCACCACCTTCGCCATCAGCCGCCAGCATGTACAAGCCCACCGCAGAGGAAAGCGTCGACTTGGCATTGCCTCGTGGGACTTCGATGTAGGAACGGCGAAAGCGCCGCGTCCCATCGGCCTTGACCCATCCGAAAACCGTCGTGAGGATGAACACCTGCCACGGCTCCAGCGTGATGGGCTCTCCCGCAAGCGGACCCTTTACGTGCGGCAGCCGCTCAATGAACGCGCACAGGTTATCCGCCGGGTAGTAAGTCTTGCCGCTCTTGCTGGTGAGCTTTGGATTAAACCGGTAGGGACTGGTCTTGCCCTTGTACTTCTTCAGATCACTGAGCTGCCTCTGGCAGGCAGCCTTGACCCACTTGCACGCGAGAATCTCTCCGGCCGCGACCTTCTCTGCGTACATCTTGGCAATGTCCGCATAACTGTCTTGAGCCATTGAATTTACCCCGCAATATCAGCCCAAGGATCCATGTCATCGTCCGCCGCTTCCATCGGTAACGTGACACGGGATCGGGATGCGGGCGTAAACCCCATCTCCGTGGCAGCTTTGGTCATGATTTGTGCTTGCTTGTTTGCAATAGCCAGATAGGGTGACTGCATTGGTACGCCGGTGTTGGGTGCTTTTACGAGCAGCCCAGTTTTTGCGATTCCTGCCTGGGCCTTCCGATACAAGTCAGCCGCGCATGCCCAGACTTCAAGGACCGACATATCGAGGCGGCGCAGTAAGTGCGGAGGCGCACATTCAAGCGCATATCGCCATGCAGCCTTAGCCCCTTCTGGCATGTAGTCTGGTGGATCGACTAAATCACCAGTCGGCTTCGGCTCTCTCAGATTTGTCCGGCATTTCTGCAAGGTCCCCTTGATTTGCTTGACCTTGGTTGGCAATGGTTTTCTTCCAGCCATTTATTTCCCATCTACCCAAAAGGTGCAATGAATGTGTGTTGCTGCACATAAGCAGCCGGTGTTGTGTGTGGCATCGCACATAGCCAGGGGAGGGGGATCCCCCCCTAGTTCAATTTGCACGCGCAAAAATTTGAGCTGGCGCGCGCATCTTTGGCTACCGGTCCTAGAGATTTAGACCCCCTACCCCCCTAGGGCTGCGTCGGGCAGTTTCTTGTGCTGTCTTTCGGTTATGACAGGAGACGCACAACGCCTGCAAATTGCTTGGGTCAAATCGCCCCCCGCCATCCTTGATTGGTTGAATGTGATCAGCGACGACAGCTGGAGTTTCTTTTCCTAATTTGGCGCAAACCTCACACAGGGGGTGCATGCGTAGGAACCCGGCACGCAGGAGCCGCCAACTCTTCGATTGGTAAAAGCCCACCTCGGTATCAAAACTACGTCTTGCCCGACCGTATTCACGGTGGGTGACTGCGCGGTGTGAATCGCAGTAGCCGGGCTTAGCTAAGACAGCCATACATCCCGGATATCTGCAAGGTGTTGGTGCACTTCTTGGCAATTCAAGCTTCTTTCAAGGTATTAGCGACAGCCTCACTGAATCACTTGGCTTCATTTCGAATCAGAGCGTCAATGCTCTACATCGCAAGGCAAACAGGAGATTGCAGTGATTACCGAAACAACCGAATTCACCGTCGACGAGCTCGGATTTATTCAGCTCGCCTTGAACAAGGTTTTAGTCGCCGTCGTAAACGGCGAGCTTGACCTCAACTACCTGGCCCGCAAGGAGCTCTCCAGCAGAGGCCTTGACAAGCAAGGCCAGTGGGTTGGATTTGACAAAGCAAATCAGATTCACAACGTATGAGGAAACAAGCCATGAATCAACCCGAAAAACAAAAAGTAATCGAGAAGATTGCGCTCGATCACTTGTTCATAGAAACCCTGGAAATACAGCACAGCGATCGGCTGGACTTCCACGACGTATCGGTCTGGGCGATCAAGTGCGCGCTTGAAGCTGCCTACGCCGCAGGCGCTTTAGCAGCACAAAACAAATCAACAACATCGAAAGGTAAAAAATGAAACTCACAGACTCTCAGCGCGCTTTGCTTGAAGCAGCAGCTAAACATCCGCAAAAATTACTGTGCGACTTCCCCGCCAACCTCAAAGGCGGCGCACTCATCAAAGTGCTCAACGCTCTGAGCAACGCTGGACTGGTCGCGCGGTACACCAATGCACCCGAAGGCAGCATGCAACTGGCGATCACACCGGAAGGTCTGGCAGCGATCGGAAGCGCTCCAGTGAACGCCCCCAAGCAACGTGATGGAACCAAGCAATCGACCCTGATTGAGTTGCTCAAGCGCCCTGAGGGGGCAAGCCTGGCCGAGATGGTTGAAGCCACGGGTTGGCAGCAACACACCATCAGAGGTGCGATGGCAGGTTCATTGAAAAAGAAACTGAGCCTGGACATCGTGTCCGAGAAGTCCGATGGTCAAGAACGCAAATACAGAATCGTTTGAGGTCGCCATGAAAACTATGACGATCACGATCGAAAGAACGCCTCGAACATTGAAGTTCGCAGGCGTTGAGATCAACGTCGAAGAGCTCAGCGTTGAACTGCCATTTGCCCGTAAGCCTTGCAGCCTTGAGGAGGTTGGTGGCTACGGCAACTACAAAGTTCTCGTGACCGAGACCAAGGAGATGACCCCTGAGGAGTTCGACTCATTTGGACGAACCCTATTGAAATCTCGCGGCTGGTTGGCGGGCAAAGGCGGTGGCACAGGTGACGGATTCCTTTGCGTTGAGATCAAAGCACCAGGTCGCCCGTACCTCTACGTTAACCCCGAGGGCGGGGACTACGCCCGATACGTCGCAAGGCTTGGATAGAACGAGGGCGAT